CTTGCTTTGTCAAATTCTTGAAAGCATCCCTTTGGGTCGTGCTTTCAAAGTCAACCACCATGCTTCCCGAAACACCGAAGCCCTTTGAAACAATCTTGTCCACATCGTTGTCATTCGGGGCATATTTCAACTCCATGTTGTTGTTTATGTCCAGAGTGAACTCTCTGATCTTCAATGCAGAAGTTGTTGAATTAATCGTCGCTTCCACATAAGCATTCTTGAATGTGAATAACTCCAAATCTACATAAGTTGGAGTGTCTGCCTCAACTATTGGGTGTCTTGAAAGTATGTCTACCGCAATCTTGGCAACATCGTCAGCAAAACTCAATGCCAAGGTATTAACCACCGAATAGGGGAACTTTACCTCGTCCACGACCCTGTCTCTGCTTATGGTCGCCGTTAGTGGCTGGCAACTTGATGTCCTTGATATGCTGTGGACATACAACGATCCTGATGCAGTTGAGTCTATCGTCCCAAGGGCAAGCCCAAACCAGTAAGGAGCTGTTCTTGGGTCAAGCACAACTTCAATCGGCCCCTCTCCCCACTTCTTGCCTTCTACCGAATCAGTCCCCTGTATGTCTCTGATCCCTTTGGCTGCAACATCAGCAATTGGCGTGTGCCTCTCAATAAGACCGCAGGAAAGGTAAGGAATGAAAGTATCAATAGCGGTGGTCGTGCCAGGAGTCGCCTCAAGCCCTATTCCTAAAGCCCCTCTTCTTCCTATTTCTGAGCTCATTTTCTTTTTCTCCGCTTTCGGTTCCTGGCTTAGTATCGGAAACCTTCACGAAATTATTATTTTTTAATAGCTTTTTGCCTACTTCGTCTGAGACCTCCCTTATTTCCCCAGCCGACCAACTTGTTTCGGGATGTGGAGTCCAGCAGGCAATCTTTGATTTTATCTTCATTTTTTTTGCTTAGATTATTTTTTATGACCTTTAAAGTGTTATTGTTTCTAATGTTTGAACTTTTAATATGATTTTTAATTGGATCCTTGTGTTCCCATCGACATAGCTTTTGACTGTCTCTATCGGGGTTACTCTTAATATATCACCCAAACCTATGTCATTATCTGCTCTGAATGCCCCATTGACGGTATAAGCTCTTGCTTCTGCCGTTGCCTCTGCATCTTCTCTTCCTTTAAAGTCCTCGAGCTTCTCTTGGATGAGAATAACTTCAAAGGTGTACTCAACCAAATCCTGCACATTGCTATGGACTTCCGAGACATCGCCCAGATAATTGATATAAGCATAGGGATAACCGGTGGGCTTGTTCTCTGGGTAATTGTAGACCACAACTATCGTCCTCGTCCCATCACCCTGGACAATTGCTTCCAGAATGCCCTTTATCGCACTTTTTATATCTACAATATCGCTCATCTTTTTAAAGTATTTGACATTGCTCTTTCAAAATATTTATTTATTTTTGATTTATTCTCATCGATAGCTCTTTTAAGATACTTGGCTCCTCCAATTTTGTGTCTTGCTCTTAAGTTCTCATGGACTGGAATGGCATATCTAACTACTGAAAAAACCTCACCTGCTAACTTGCTTTCAAATGTCCTTGATTTAATCCTACTCTTCAGATGACCTGTATCAACAGGAACTTTAAGTCTTGCATTTCTCTTAACCAAATTAACGGTACTTTCTACTGCTTTGTTCAATTCCTCCCTTGTCCTTTTGGGTCTGGTCTCTAAGAACCTTTCTATATCATGTAATGTCTTCGTTTCTAATGTAATAGAAATTTCCATTATTTTGTAAGCCGAATCCTCAACTCCATGTGCGAGAACCCTTGCCAATCATAACTCTCAACTCCCTGCACTATGTACTCCGTGCTATTGTCCACTATCTTGTCGCCTTGCTTGATGTCAACCACCGAACAGAACATCAAGAAGTCCTTTCCGTAAGAGCCCTCGATGTCTTCTCCGTAAGAATCGTCCAAGGGCTGTATCTGGCAACTGACCTTCTGAGTTCCAGTAAGATGGACTACCCAAGCCTGATTGTCCGTATCGGCCGTATCTGCCAAACGATAGACATCCACTTCATTGTCAAAGAATTGTGCGATTGGCATTATACTGTTTGCTTAGTGTATATCCCCAAAATCTCCTTGACTCTTTCAAAGTCAGCCAGTTCTTTCTTGTCCTTGAAGCTCATCGTGTACCTTCCTATGGTTACTGAACTCATCTCACCCTCTGAACTCCAGGATTCATTTATCATCCCTGCCACCAGCACTATCGTTGCGAACTTAATGTCACCAGGAGCTGCAATTGAATATCCCCACTTGGCTTCAACCTTGATGTTCTGCTCTCCCTCCGTGAACACAAGCCCAGTATCTTCTTTTAACACCAATCTCGTCTTCGGCAAATCCTCAACCGTAGCTGGGTAAAGCAAGAACTCGTCTCCATCAAGTTCCTCGTCGTCAATAGTCAGCTTTATGACCGATGTCGAGGTGTTAACGAATTCATCCACTACAAGCTCTGTCGGGCTGACGAGATGTCCTCCCACGCTAACCGACCTTTGGAGATTGACTTCATAAACCTTCTCTGAATTCGTAGCGTCGGCAATGAAAACCCTGCCTGTTTCTGTCTCTATGTATTCTGTCATCCACTGTATCCAAATCTTGACTTGAGATGTAAAACTACTCTCAATGTCAATAGACATGTAGTTTTCGACTTCTTCAATTGTGCAATATTCTCTTGCCATAATATTATAATCTTATTTTGTCCCTATCTTCTGAACGAAGTGGCCACCAATTCTCCTGAAGAAGGAAGGGACAAATTATTTGTTTTGAATAATAAACTACTCTCTCTATAAGAATGGGTAACTTTTTGGAATATGGACTGCTTTTTCTACTATATTGGATTGCCTTTTTTGAATAAGGGCTAACCTTTCTCGTAAATATAGCACGAGATGTTTTTGTTAGTGCGACATCTACTCCTGTTAAAACGAACACTCCAACACTAACTACCAAAGTGTAAACAATTCCTGTTACATAGGTTAGTGTCACATCTACCCCAGTTAAAGTAAATTTCCCTACACTGACTGTCATCTTCCAGCCTCTCTTTAATCCTATGTTTATCCCAGTTAAGGCAAAGCTCCCTACACTCGCTGTTATGCTTAATGCTTTAGTAAAGCTCGCTACTATTCCTGTTAAAGCGAAGCTTCCCACACTACAAGCTATCTTTAGTGCTTTTGTAAATGATGCTGCCACTCCTGTTAGGGCAAATGTTCCAACACTCGCTGCCATCTTCCAACCCCTCTTTAGTCCTATATCTACTCCAGTTAAGACAAACTCTCCAATGCTTGCCACTATTGTATAACCTCTCTTTAACGCTGTGTCTATTCCTGTAAGCACAAAACTTCCAACTGCTGCCGCTATTTTCAATGCTTTCTTTAGGGCTGTATCTATCCCTGTTAAGACGAAACTTCCAACTGCACAAGCTATATTAAGGGCTTTGGTTAGTAATGCACTTACCCCTGTAAGTGCGAATGCTCCGACAGTAACGGTCATTATGTATTCTTCTCCCCCCGCAGGTGTATAGGTGCAGTAGATGGAGTATTTTCTCGTGCCACTTGAAGCACCTGTTGGATTAGATGGAGAATCGTAATCATTTCCGTCCTGATAATAAGTTACTGTGTTAGAATCATACCAATAGTAATTCGTTTGACCATCAACAATCACCATTAGAACATAATCAGTATCAATAATAGTTGGAGAAGTAGGAAATGTAAATGTTTTAAATTCCTTTACAGTATTTATTACAGTAGGAGAACTAATTCCATCGTCTATTATATTTAAATTACTTTCTAAAACGATTACTCCTTTTGCATTTTCAGTTCCAGAATAGTCATTAAGAGCAACTTTTAAATTATCAACAGTTCCAGTCCCACCTGATGGGAAAACTGAACCTCTTAAATTATCAGCATAGTGAGTATGGCTACTTGGACCTATTTCCTCATATCCAAAATTAATACTATTACTCTTAATCGGATAAACCGCCTTATCTAAAAAGTCCTGTGGGGTAGTTACTATCAATTTTCCATTTTCTATTTTTAAATCTTCCCAAATCCAATCTCCATTTGCGTCTATTACCTTTGACCGATAAATATGTCCCATCTTGCCTGTTTTGTATTCCTTGCCATAAATATCATTCATCCCTCCTTTCGTAGAGTGATAAACCGCATAAGAACCTACCACATTTTCAGGTCTTTCCACTAAAACATTTCCTTCTAAATCCTTGACTTGGGTTTCGGTAACTACTATTTCTCGCCTAAATTCTTTTGAATAGCCGTTTTGGTATTCTTGGGTAAGCGGTGGCTGGTAATAAAACACAGCATCTTTGCTCTGTAAAGAAAACTCTACTTTATTAGTAGCTGGCTTCTCTTTTAAAAACCATACCATTTTCATTCCGCCCTCGCCTTCTGGGTAATCGTAGTATTCTATCTTGATATTCCCTTTTTCCCAGATAATTTTATCTATTAAGGTGCTTACTTGTGCCTTTTCGTGTTCCGTGTCTTTTAGGCGAACCGAGAAATTGACTTCATTGCTCCACCTCATCAATTTAATCTGTGGGTAAAACTCTTCCTGTTTGGCATCTCCGATTTCTACTTCAAGCAAATCTTTCGGGTCATCTTTGGCCGTTATTTTAAAAGAACTATTGCCGATGTTTACAATTTCTGCGGCCATTCATTTAAGCGATTGTTAAAACCCCATTCGCCGCATCAAAGTCAATCGTGAATGTATCTCCATTTTGTAGCGTTATCGCACTGCCATAATCGTAATAACAAATCAACTTATCACCCGTTGAGCCATCATCATAGATATACACATATCTGAATGGTCCAACTTCTCCTGAGGCGGTCAATGTTAAATCAGTTAATACTAATTTGTATGTTCCTCCTGTTTGAGATGACGCACTCACCGTTATTACTCTTGATGAACAGTTAGCATAGCTTACCTCTGTTAAATCTACCAATTCGTCCCAAGCGTCTTCATGAGCTGTGTTGGTAAGGGCTATCGTCAACCCATTCCCGCTCAAATCAATAAGCTTCTCTGCCAAGTTCTCCACGAATGAGTTTATTTTTACAAAACTTGCCATTTTATCTTGTCTTAGTTATTTTCTTTTTTTTATAGGGGCTTTTTTTACGACTAAAAGCACCCTTTTGACATTTATTTGACATTTGTCATCATTCTATTCTTATATTTTCTCTTCTTTTTTTTCTTCTTTTTCTTCATAAGTATGTCTTTCTGGGTTATAACCATCTTTGTGATCCCAGTTATATCCCCATTTGAACTTAGCATGGAACCTGTCTGCCTCATCCAGCTTTATTCTGTCTAAGTCAAGCTCTAAAAAGAATCTTTTCGTTGCTTCCTTTAATTTCTTTTGAAACCCCAGAAGGAACATTAGCTTTTTTATCCTTCCAAGCTTGCGGACTACTCCTGTTCTATGATCCCATTTAAACTCAATATCCAATACACGCTTCAACTCTTTTACAATATCCTTCTTACCGGCATCTTTGTTAAACTCGGGAATCACATCCTGGAATGGATACCTGTAAGCGTCATCGTATTCCAGCACCATGCAGATTATATTCCTCAAATCCTCCAGTATGATCTTCCAAGCCGGATACCAAATCATCATTAAGTTGAATACCCGATAGATCTCCCTGGCGCACAGGCAGTACCTTTCTGGCTTCTGCCTTACCCTCTGCATCCTACGATCAAGCCTCTCAAGTAGGTCAAAGAATATTGTCAGGAACTGCTTTCTAAACAAGAGGACGAAAAGGATCATCTTTACCTTGTTGTGCTCCATTCCCACGAAAAACCCTCTAAGAAACCCCATCCCTGTCTTCTTAACCTCGTTCACGGTCTCAACCGTCTCTCCGTAACAGAATCCCTTTACCGGAAGTTCCACTCCATCAAAGTATGTTATTACACCTCCGTCTTCTGGGAATAGGACTCTTGTTATTGCCATCTTTTTCGGGTCTTTGCTCGGCGTGGTCTCCATCATACCGACATTTGCTTCTCGTATCTTCGCCAGTATGAAGTTTATCTTCTGCACAAACTCAAATGCACCTGCTTTCTGTTTCTCAAGATTCGCTCCTTCTCTTTGTTTTTGTCTAAACTTTTGATTATGTTTTTTGCTCATGCTTAGTACCACTCTCTACTCGCTATTAAATAGAGAGTGGGTTATTTATCGCTTATTCCTCTTCCTCTTCTTCAATAGCCTCAATCAAATCGGGCTTCCTTAAACCTTCTGTGCCTATGCCTTTTTCCTCAGCTATCACTTTCAATTCCTTTGTGGTCAACTTTTCCAAGTCAACTTCCGGCTCTTCAACTTTCTTTGCCGGTGGGTCGCACTGCCTGATTACCTTGCTCATGTAATGTTCTCAGGCACGTACCTCAGGTTGTAGATAACCGCAGCAACGCTGAAGTCAATGTAAGTGTTAGTGGATCCTGGCGAAGCTATCGTGGCAATCGCTCGGATGTATCTCATCGTTGGGGTCAAGTCAACAACCTGTGCTGCTGCTTCGTCAGTGACTAATGCACCATTTGTGATTGTCGTCCAAGTAGAATTATCAGCACTCTCTTGAATTGTAATCGCAGCAGTACAGGTAGAAGTTGCTCCAACACTCACTATCACCAAACACTTCCTTCCTTCTCCTTTAAGGTCAACAGCCGTTCCATTCTCTCCAGTAACATCAGCTCTCCTCTTTGCGGATAAGAGCATTATTTGCTCTGAATTGTTAAGTAAATCTCTCATGTTATGGGTTCAAAACAGTGAACGCTGAGGCAATCGCTGGCTGGCCGTCAACCCTCTTCACGAATCTGAAGACGGTCTCATCGTATCTGAATCTATCGTGGATTGAACTGGCAACCTGTAATCCACCCCTGTCTCCAATGTAGTAATAGTTCAGGTCTGCAAGAATAAGGTCTCCGAAGGTTCCAAGACCAGGAAGCTTGTCTGTCAGGATGATGGGTTTGCCCAGCATAATCTTAGCAACAGAATCTCTAAGATTCATCATCCACACGGCACATCCACATGTCGTTGTATTGTTGATGGTCATCAACTGTCCCATCCCTGCTTTTGTGGTAAGCCACACTGCGTTTGCATCGGCCCATGCTGGATGACCAACGTCCATAGCGATTATATCTTCAATCAGAATCTTTGAGCTTGTGTTTCTGGCTATTTGGTTTATCCCAGCAGTATTGATTATTCCCAACGGCTGGCCCATACCGGTTCCTCTAAGGAATCGGTAGTCTTCTTCGTAGACAATCGCTTCTCCAAATAAAGATACAAGGTAGTTTGCCAGGTTTATCGCAGAATCAGCAAGCAACTCGTCCGAAGCCGGACACAATCCGATTAGCTTCTTCGCTTTCAGGGTGAGCTTGCCGAACGCTGGCTGGCTCGCTTCCTTTAATGCTTCCTCCTCTATCCAATGGAGCTCTACTCCTGCGAACCTATCTGAGGACTGGTCGAGCTTTGGTAGACCCAACGTATCTCTTGCCATTGTGAATACTCTCGCCCTCGGTCTAACAACCGCATTCTCAGTGGCGTATCTGATCACTTCCATGTGAAACTCCTCAGGGACTAAAAACCCTCCTTCTGTGTCGTCTCCCTCTTCCATGGTTTTTAACACACTCTTTGGAATTCCAGTCTTTGCCAAAGATTTCACATCCTCTATAAAGTCCTCCATGTATTTGGAGAGCTTTACGAAAGGCCTCTTTGACCTCAAGAATGGATCAATTTCCATTACAGATTTCTCAACAGTAGGATTTCCTCTGTTGAACATGGGAGATCTCTTAACAGGATTAGCGTAGATGCTCTTAAGAGCTGTCTCAATCTTCTTCCCGATAACAGACTCAATCTTCTTCATCGCCTTTTCGTCCTCCGGGGTCTCGGGTGTCTCTGGGGTCTCAGGATCTTCAGGTGTCTCCGAATCTTCGGGTGTTTCGGGAACTTCCTCTTCGCCTTCCTTTAGGATATAATCTTCATCAACTTCTATTATCTTTCCGTCTTTTTTTCTTATTTTCACTTTTTTGCCTTAGCTTTAATTATAGCTGCGTCAACCACCTTAGAGGCAATCTGAAGATATCGTATCTCAACCTTTCGGCCAGATTTGTTCTCCTTCAAATCTCTCAAGGCGTTTTCCACAGCTTTGTTTGCCAATTGCATATAACGCAGTTCGGGATTTCTCCCACCTTTCGTTATACCGTGGCTGCGACCTTTAAACTTTGGGGTGATGTC